GCCCTTTCCATACTCAACCAGATGAGGACAGTCCTTGCTCACTGACGAAGAGACGGAGAAGAGGGTCAACGAAGTCCTAGCGGGCCTCGTTGCAGCCTACTCCATCCTCCTCATGGGCAAGACGACGGCTCAGCTGAAGGACCTGAGCCGTAGAATAGTCAGCGACTCAAGACGAGACCACATACCCATACTCGACCAAGCCTACATAGCAGGTAGAGTGGCCTCTATCCTAGGGCCGAACAAAGTGAAGACGATGTCAGCCGACGCTATTACGGACTGGCTGGCAACCTCTGATTTTGAACTAACGCCTACTGACGACACCCATCTGGACTCTCTCAAGAGAGACACCGGTAGGTGGATAGACGGAAGAACAGGCGTATGGACAGCCGCGGTGGGAAAGACCTTCAGCAAGGCTGACCGTGATTGGACCGCATACCTCTCATCGAACAGCTTTGATGACGCAGGAATCCACGCCGCGAAGAGAGCAGGTGCGGTCGAAGAGCTGATGGGCTCCATGTTCGAATTAGCACCAACCTTTAAACACGAGGCCCAAAGACTGCTGCAAACGGAAGTGGTGAGCTACTTCCAGCAAGGTCAAGTGGCCCATAGAAGTAAAGACGAATACGTATATAAAATACCTAGAGCGGCCGCATGCTCACAATGCATACGGCTACATATCGGACCGGATGGACGACCGAAAGTTTATAGACTGGGGGACGTCCTAGGGAATTCCAACGTCGGAGCTCCCGCCTACGCATGGCGGTTCACGATTGGACCAGTTCACCCACACTGCTATTGTGTGCTGTACCACAAAGATAGCAATGATCTAGACAAGGTACCCGGCTTTGACGCTGACGGCCTGTTTAAGTCTGTCAGTCACTGTGGGGATATCAAAGAATTGACCCTTTACGACGACCAGCTATCCCTGTTGGATGAGATCCACGACTCACCAGCCCTTGCGGAGATGCACAAGATCATCACCGCCGTCCTAGACTCCACCCACTGACCTAATAGAAATAGCTCCCGTTCTGTGCGGGAGGCGCTCGAGAGGTTCCGCGAAGCAAACGGAGCCTCGCGGGTCAACCTCTCATGTCAAAAGACTTCGAGCCGACCGACTTTCGCCAATCACTGGTCCACTTGGATCTGTTCAAGGCCACAGCAGTCGAAGGTTCTGACGGTGACTGGACCTTCCAAGGCGTAGCCTCGGACGAATCCGCCGACGTTGAAGGGGACGAACTACTCAAGAACATCATGGACCTTTCGTACGCCCAAACACGGGGCTACGTGAACTGGAACCACAGCCAAGAGCCCTCTGACCAGTTGGGCTTCTTGACCAAATGCCACATCATCGCCGGTGAGCAAGTGCTCTCGGACCTGTCGAAGTCGATGGGGCAAACCCTCAGCCCGACCGCCTCAGTGTACGTGGAAGGCCAGCTCTACAAGAACGTCAGTAAGGCCAAGGACGTTTACGACGTTCTTAGATCCGCCCCCGCCTTCTCCCCTGGAATGGGCATTTCGCTAGAGGGTGGACTCGCGAGAAACACAGCCACCGGGAAGTTGGTCAAAGCGGTAGTACGCGGCATCGCCATCACACCGAAACCAGCCCATCCCCTCACGATGATGAAGCTCCGCAAGTCATTGGAGCAAGTCACGGGAGAGCTGGCTAAAACAGAACCGGGTCCCCAAGCCTACTCCTTTGATGAGGCCGTTCTTTGGGTACTACGCCAGCGGCCGAACTGGAACTACGGATTGGCCACTAAGTTCGTCACGTACACTCAGCAAAAGACGCAAGGAGTCTAGGCAATGACTGAACAATCGAAGACCGGTGACGCCTCGGCTCCTGCCGCCGCGATCACAGAGGAAGACCTGATCAAGTCCCTTCGGGAACTGGAAGGCAAGAAGGACGAGCCCGCCGCGGCGACTGCTCCGACTGAAGTCACCACCTCGACCTTGACCAAGACCGCCAAGGAAGTCGTCGCCGAACAAGGCTCGGAAGAGCTGAAGAAGGCGATCAACGTTTCCAGTGTTCTGGGTGAGGCTGTCTCGCTCATGGGCCTGCATGTCGACCAATCCTTGAAGGTGCTCGAGAAGTCCATCAAGGCCGGCGGCGAACGCGACCTCTCCTTCGCGTCCATCTTGACCTCGATGAACAAGACCATCGAGACCCTGGCCGAGAAGGTGGAAGCCTTCGGCAAGGAACCGACAGCCTCGGCGACGCAACGTCCCGTCACAGCCAAGACTGGCGAAGTCCTGGCCAAGTCTGCGGACGGTGACAAGCCAGAACTGAAGCCGGAAGCTGTCCGCGCCCAAGTGCTAGCGGGCCTGCTGAACCTTCAGAAGACCGCACCGATGGGCTCGCAAGAGCAAGCTGGCTACGTCAACGCGACCGTCAAGTTCGAGTCGACGGGCTCTATCGACGACCTCACGCTCGCTAAGGCAATGAAGGCCGCCTGATAGGCATTGAGCCTAGCAGTACAGTGACAACCGAAGCCGCCGGACCTCCGGCACGGAGAAACAGATGAAAACTGGCATCGAGGATGTGGACGGCTTCGGCGAGAGCACCGCGGCTGATCTTGGCGAACTGCGCAAGGCTCTTGAGATCGGCTACCAGCAACCAACGACCGGCCAGGGCTTCGACGCTCTGCGGGTTGAGTCGCTGGACGCCACCCTCAAGAGCCTGACCTTCACAGCCCAACACGTGAAGCTCTGGAACTTGATTCCGAAGGACACCGCCTACTCCACCGTCGAGGAATATAACAAGCTCCTCGCCTACGGATCGCAAGGCGGCGGCTTCGTGAGTTCTGGCGCTCTGCCGGAAGAAGAAGACAGCACATACGAACGTGCGGACCAGAAGGTCAAGTATCTGGGGACGACCCGCGCGGTCCATCACCCAGCGACCTTGGTCCGTTCGGTCCCGCCGGACCTGATCGCCCAAGAGACCCAGAACGGGGCCCTCTGGCTGATGGGCAAGGCGAACACCGGCATGTACTACGGCGACGCCGCCTCGGTGCCGCTGGAATGGAACGGCCTGACCAAGCAGATCATCGACGGTTCTGGGATCGTGATCGACTGCCTGGGCCTGCCGCTCTCGTCCTCGCACATCGAAGACGCGACCCAGCAAGCCTACGAGAACTTCGGCGTTCCCACCAAGCTGCTCTCGAACAGCAAGGTTTTCGCCGACTTCTCCAAGCAATACCAACAATACCAACGCTGGACCGCCCCAAGCGGTCAAGCCGGCGTCGCTGGTACTCCGCTGACAGGCTGGGCCACCCAAACGGGTGAAGTCGGCTTCGAGACGGACATCTTCGTCAAGCAAGGCGGCCTCGCCCCGGCTACCGCGACTCACCTGAAAGCCCCTCCGGCACCGACCCTGGCCACCGCCAACCCAGGCGCTACAGTCGGTTCGCTCTGGCTCTCTTCGGACGCGGGTGCGTACAAGTACCAAATCACCGCCATCAACCAATACGGTGAATCGGCTCCTTGCACCATCTCGGGTGCGGTCACACTGGCGGCCGGCGAGTCGGTCAACCTGACCATCACGGACGGCGGCGGCGCTTACCCAGCCACAGCCTACCGCATCTACCGCACGGAAAAGGCCGGCGCGCTCACCTACTACACCCAGAAGCAAGAGCCGAGAGCCAAGACGAGTGGCCTCTACATTGCCACAACCGTCTCGGCGGACCTGAACGCCTGGCGTCCACGGACTTTCTCGGCCCTGATGCTGGACCTCACGCCGCAGTCGCTGACTTTCAAGCAACTGGCACCCATGCTGAAGATGAACCTGGCGATCGTCTCGCCAGCCATCCGCTGGATGCAGCTGCTCTACGGCACCCCGATCGTCTTCGCTCCGAAGAAGAACGTTGTGCTGAAGAACATCGGCACCGCCTAAGACTAACTAGGCCAGTTAAGAGTATTAAGGGCGGGGTAACTCCCGCCCTTTTCTCATAGAGGAAGCGCCATGAAGGTCAGACACGAGTACCTCAAGGGTGAGACAGTCACCACAAGTATGGGATTGTTGATACTCGACGACAAGGGTTTGGTCACGAACCTGAAGAAGTTGAAGATCGACGGCCAGCAACTCATCGACACCCTCCCAGGCTTTATCAACGGAGACCTTTATGGGGACCCTATCGAGTCTTCGGAAGACCCAGAATCCCAAGCGGAAGCCGCCGAGGAAGAACCCGAAAATCCGGCCCTTGCGGAAGGGGAAGAATCCGAGCTCGTCCCTGAGATCGAGAAGGTGGATCTAGACCCGAACCAGGATGGAGTAGAAGCGGCCGACAAGGCCATCTACGAGACCATCACACGGTTGACCGAGGCCGGAGCTACGATGAACTCCGAAGGCTACATCGCCATGCCGGAGCTGAACGAAGAGCTCAAGAAGATTGGCATGGAAGCAATCACCGGAGCCCGACGGAAGCAAGTCACAGACAAGTTCAGAGCCCTGGAAGCGAGCCAGCAACCTGAATGAAGGCCAACCACCTCCCAAAAGCGGAGGAGTTGGGCGGTGATAAGCCGCTAGAAGACAAAGAGCAGGCCCTGATCAAGGCGATCAGGGCCACTCACCTCCTCACAGGTAAATTCCTAGAAGTGGTGGACAAGGACGAGGCCGTTATGCTCTCGTCCACACCCTACGTATTGAGGTGGCCTGCAAACAGTGCGCCGACGGCCTACTCCAAAGATGGCCAGACTGCCACCTTAGACTATGATTACTACCACAACACCATCTACCCAGATTTGGACACAGAGGAATACATAGTCTCTTACCAAACTGGATACTCCCCAACGAACGTACCCGCTGTGGTGAAAGAACTCATACGCCTCCTGGGCAATTGGTTCCTGCTTAAGGAAGACGATCTGCGAGGGGAAATCCTGGCAGTAGCCGAAGCAGTGAAGAGGGTGAGATGACCAAGCTAGTCGAAAGAGCCCTCGTCAAAGACCTGCTGCAGATTGCTAGAGCTGACACCTTCGAGGATGCTCGCATCGACAGCATGATAGAACTCCTCACAGAGGACGTGGAACACTACTGCAGACGTAAATTCACCAAGGCCGATCGGGTGGAATACTACCGTAGTTACGACCAAATGTTTAACGATCCTGACCCTCAGTACGTCTGGTTGGACGGGCCCGTCGACACGGGAAGCCCCTTTGGAATCGTTTGGTCGCCGAACATGAGACACGCCACGGCAGGAGTCACACTGCAACCAGAAGACTATACCTTGGACGCAGAACAGGGACTTCTGATGATCTCAGGAGCATCGGGACTGGCGCAATCTCTTATCCCCATCGGATTTGGGGGGAGGCTGTACGGATATGCAGCACAGGGCTTTCAAGTCGCCTACACAGGCGGATATGCGGTTACGATCAACCCAGGAATTGACCCAGCCGATCCCATGGACGACTTCGGAGTTACCCAAGTCCCTTCAGGCTTGAAGTACGTCCTAGCCTCCAAGATCTCAGAGGACTTCCAAGATAGAAAGAAACTTCTGCCTTTCACGGACGACCAGAAATTACGCCTGAACCCATATAGGAAGAAGGACATCCTCTAATGAGCTTGGTAGTCGAAACGGGCTCAGGTTCCGCCACAGCCAACTCATATAACGACGCAGCCGGCGTTACTGTTCTGTTGGTGGGGACGCCGTACGCAGCGACTTGGGAAGCATTAGAAGATAAAGACAGCGCGGCTATAGCCGCCACTATCTTCATGGACATCAAATTTAGGTACTACGGCCAGACCCTGTTTACCATACAAGCCTTACAATGGCCAAGGACCAAGAACTTGGACGGTCAGGGTAATCCGATAGCTCCGGGGACCATGCCGCTGGAACTATTGAAAGCTCACGCCCTGGTGTCAGGAATGATGAGCCAAGACCCGGACCTATTTGGGGAATCCTTCGAAGGCCAGATCCCACTGAAGCAATTCACCTCAGACACCCTGTCTCTTCAATTCGGGGACCCCACCAAAGGCTCCATAGAGCAGGTGCTGGGAGCTCGTTTTACCGGCGTGGAACTCCTGATAAGGCCGATAGGAACGAGGAAAGACGGCGAGTTCCTGGACACCTCCAAGCAATCTATAGTGCGGAGATAGTTCATGAGCCTGCGCTACGCGATCAAAGCTGGTTTGAGAACCGCCTTTAGGGCGGTGGGAAACTCGAAAGAGATCATCAGCTACATGGTAAGGGGACCATCCGCCTATGACGAAGATACCATGGGCATCGGATATCCCCTACTGGTACAATACAACCAGATCCCCACCATACCTGTGGCCTTCTCGTCCGAAGAGATCGACGGGGACACAATCCGACCCAAAGACACCAAGCTGCTTATCCAATCCTTCCGACTGCCCAAAAGACCAGAACAGAACGACGCCGTTATCCGACCCGATGGAACCACATGGGAAGTGATGGGCCTGGTGTCTGATCTAACTGACGCTGGATACCTGGTACACATCCGCGGAACCTAGTAAGCTACCCCCTCGATGCGCAGGTAATGCGACACATCGAGGCACTAAGACTTGGGCGCTTTCAAAGACAGCCTTAAGAAGTTCAAGCTGAAGACGGAAACACGAATAAACCGTGTGACCACCAGCATCGTTGTGAAAGTCAGCGAATCTTTGGTGGATCTGTCGCCCGTAGGTGATCCGTCTTACTGGCAACACCCAGCGCCTCCAGGCTATAAGCCGGGTCATTTCAAGGCCAATTGGCAGTACGGGTTCAACCACATACCGACCTCTGAAATAGCGGGTGTGGACCCGGACGGAGCTCAGACTAAAGCATACATAAAATCAGCTCTGCCAGCCGTTATGAATGGCACTCACTATTTGGCCAACAAAGTCCCCTACGCACTCCGAATAGAATACGGATGGAGTAGACAAGCCCCACAGGGTGTTGTGGCCCTGACATTGCTCAAGTTGGACAGGATAGTGAGGCAATCGGTGGCGGAAGCCCAAAAATGAGTCTAGACTACATCAGAAAAGCGCTGGTGAACAGACTCTTAACCATGGATTCAGTTCCGTTTCCGACGCAACAAGAGAACGATAACCAACCCTCGGACCCGGGTCAGCCATACCAAATGGTGAACCTTATGCCGGGTGAACCAGACAACCCGACGATGGGAGACGACTTCTATCGTGAACTGGGGTACTTGCAAATTACCCTAGTCTATCCGCTAGGAACGGGACCTGGCCTCGCTCTGGCGAGAGCTGTGTTGATACGATCAACCTTCTACCGAGGTCTTACACTGACTTCGGGTCCAGTGAGACTTCAAGTGGATAGAACGCCCGAAATAGCCCCAGCGTTTCGCGACGCGGACAGGTACAGATTGCCGGTTCGTATTCGCTACTTCGCCAACATCTGACCGGAGACAGTCATGACACAAATTGCAACGGGCGTCTTCAAGAAGCTCTCCTTCAAGAAGCAAACGGCCCAAGGTACGATCGCTCCAGGTGGTGCTACTACGGAACAAACCATGCGCAGGGTCACGAGCACGATTGACCTCAAGAAGGCTCAGTACCGCTCGAACGAGATCAACGCCTCACAACAACGTCGTGACTCTCGTCATGGCGTGAAGAGCGTAGCCGGGACCATCTCGGGCGAACTCTCGAACGGCACCTACCAGGCCTTCTTTGAGAGCGTCCTGCGCCAACTAGTGCAGACGCAAGCGACCACAGGCGCGATTACCACTGTGACTGCCGCCCTCACAGCCACACCGGCAGGCACCTTCACCCGCTCCGGTGGGAGCTATCTGACTGACGGCTTCAAGATCGGGGATCTGGTCAGTTGGACCGGTTGGGCCACCACGGGTGTGCCAAACAACTCCCACAATATGGTCATTACAGCCCTGACGGCGACCGTGATGACTTGCTACCCCCTCGACGCGGTGCCGATTGGTGCCAAGGCTTCTGGCGATAGCGTGACCTGCATCGTTCCGGGCAAGAAAACCTGGATGCCGCAGAGTGGTCACACACGTGACTACTACACGATCGAACACAACTTTTCGGACATCGTGCAATCGGAACAGTTCATGGACTGCGTGATCAGCGCAGCGAACGTGAAACTGCCGCCAACCGGTATGGCGACCATCGACTTCCCCGTCATGGGGTTGAACATGCAGACCGGGACGACAGCCTACTTTACGTCTCCAACCGCGACCTCGACCGGTTCCATCATGGCTGCGGTGAACGGTGGCCTGTTCGTGAACGGCACGAAGTTCGCCACTATCACCGGCATCGAAATCAACATAAACGGCAACTACACCGCTCCAGGTGGGGTGGTCGGCACCAACATCGACCCGGACATCTTCCCGGGTGTGATGGACGTCTCTGGGACAGTCACAGCTCTATTCGACTCTGTGACCTTACGGGATGCGTTCATCAACGAGACCCAATCGACCATCATCGCGGCCCTGACGGCGGACAACACCCCCGGCTCGAACGCGATCGTCTTCGTGATGTCGAACGTGAAGTTCGGCGGCGCGGACAAAGACGACGGCGAGAAGGGTTTGACGCTCTCTATGCCATTCATCGCCTCGGAGAACGTGAATGGCGGTGTGGCGGCAGCCAACCTGCAGACCACCATCTCCATCCAAGACACGACCTTCGCTTAAGAAGAACAGTGACCCGCCAATCAAGGCGGGTCACACCATCTAAGGGACAGAGAATGACCAAGCCGACAGATAAACCCACTCCGGGTGTAATGGACTTGTCCGCCCTGGACATGACCAAATTCTGCAACAACCCTGTTCGAGTGGAGCTAAAGCACCCGATCACCAACGCGCCACTGGGGATCTTTATCAGCGTCCTGGGTAAGGACAGCGACACCTTCAGGGAACACCTGCGGACCACGGTGAACGAAAAGTCCCGGAAAGCGGCTATGGCCGCCCGTCGGGGCAAGGAAGTGGAACCGGAAACCCTGGAGCAAGCGGAAGCTCAAGGCGTCGACCTACTCATCGTCTGCACGGTTGGTTGGGAGAACGTCACCTTCGAAGGTGAGGACCTCGAGTTCAACGTCCCGAACGCACGGAGAGTCTACAGCAAGCTACGCTGGATCCGCGGCCAAGTTGACAACGCCGTGGATGACCTCGAGCTTTTTATGAACAGGTCATAGACGACCTGATCCTGTTCGGACAACACAGCTTTAAGCTGAACCAAAGGCAAGAGGACGGGTACACCCTCCGAACTCACCTAGAGGCAGCTTATGCAGCCACCGGCATACTGCCCGAGGAACTAGAAACGCCTGAATTTCCGGAAGAGGGGATTCAGGCGTGGTCCGCCTTCATGCAGATGTCGGGACGAAGAGGAAACAACGGCTTCGGCCCCAACGACATCTCCTACTCAGCAATCAAAGCTTGGCAAGATGTCACCGGGGAGAAACTGGAACCGTGGGAGCTTAACGCAATACTCCGGTTAGACGACGCCTTCTTGCACGCTTACTACGAGCACGAGAACAGCAAGACGAAGGGGAAGTGATTGTCCGGCTCGATCGACCTTTCAACGCTCGTCGTATCGGTCAAGAACGACGGTGTGGCCGAAAGCACCAAAGGTCTCCAGCAACTGGAGGACCAGGGCGGCAAGACCGAATCCGCCATGTTGAGCCTGTCGAAGGTGACAAGTGTCCTGGAAGGTGGCATGAAGTTACTGGGCCTGAGTGTGGCCGGGATAAAGCTAGGAGAGTTGATCAAAGACAGCGCCATGCTGGCTGCCCGTTACGAGACCTTGGGCGTTGTCATGATGGTAGTGGGCAACAACGCAGGCTACACCAAGTCCCAACTGGACATCTTCCAGAAGAAGCTCCAAGAGTCCGGCATCTCGATGAAGCAATCGAGAGACGCCCTCATACAACTGTCCTCGGCCCACATTGACCTGAGCAACGCCCAAAAACTAGGTAGGGTGGCCCAAGACGCGGCTGTGATCGGACAGGTCAACTCCTCAGAGGCGATGAACCGGATCATCTACGGCATCAAATCCCAACAGGTGGAAGTGCTGCGGGCGATGGGGATCAACGTCTCCTTCGAGGACAGCTACAAGAGGTTAGCTACCACCCTACACACGACCACCGACAAGCTGACGGAGACTCAGAAGGCGGCGGCTCGGACTAACGCTGTCCTGGACGCGGGCAAGATCATCGCGGGCACCTACGAAGAGGCCATGGGAACGGCCGGTAAGCAAATAACCTCCCTGCAAAGGTACTGGGAGGATTTGAAAGTCAAGCTGGGAGACAACTTCCTGCCGGCCTTGACTGATGCTGTGTTCGCTTTCGCGGATGCGCTTAAGCAGGCCCAAGATATACTGGCTGAAATCTCCAGAAGCGAAGTGGCACAATTCCTTGGAGTTGTGCTGATGGGAGCCTTTAAAGCAGTAGAAGTCTCAGTGACTGCCGTAATATACGTGGTGGGGCAACTAATAAGATTACTTGGAGCAGCCATTGCAGATGCTGCAGCTCTATCCAAAGGGATACTGACGGGGGACTTCTCCCACATAAGCGAAATCAACAAATCCTTTGTGAAGGATTACGACGCCGCCTCCGCCTCAGCTAGCAACCTCATGAGCAAGCAACTGGGACTAACCAAAGCTCAGAAGTCTGGCACAGAGCAAACGGAAGCTCAACGCATAGCCGCAGGTAAGCTACAACGTCAACAAGAAGAGGCTCAAGAAGCCCAACTGAAGATTCAAGCTGACGCTGACAAAGCGGCTAAGAAAGCTGCTCAGGAAGCTGCCGCCCAAGCGAAGAGAGACGCTGCGAAAGCCGCATCTCGAGCAAAAGACATAGCAACAATGCAGGCGGAATCCACCGCAGCATTCGAACTAGCCAACGCTTACCTACAGAGCGGCGAGGCTGCTTTTAAAGCGGCCGCCGCAGGCCAAGCCTTGGCCGATGTGACCAAGAACGGTGGTTCTATAACAGAAGCTACCTCGAGATTCCTGAGGAAAGAAGCTGCCGCCAAAGCCTTAGACGGAGCGAAAGACTACGACACTCTGAATGCCCAAGCAGAGGCCCAAACTAAATACAACGACATGGTGGCTGCGGGAACTCTGACCCTTGCGCAAGCCAACGAAGCCATGGCGAAGGAAAGTCAACTCAGGACTTTCAACATGGCTCTGGCAGGAGTACAAGGCGAGGCCTATGCGGCCCTGAAGGCCGTCATCGACAAGTTGACTGGAGCGATAGACGCCAAGAACGAAGCGGACAAAGAACAGCAACTATTGGCACAGGCAGTAGACCAACAAAACCAACTGGACATGCTGGCCAAGGAAGCCGAACTGATCGGTGTTGGCAACGCCCAAAGAGAAATAGAGTTAGCCCAACTGCAGGCTAGACAAGAGCTTGTGTCTAAGGGGCAAAACCCAAACTCGACTAGCGGCCAAAACGCCATACAAGGCGCTGGTAAGGTGGCTGCTGCGCAATCCGACAAGACGGCGGACAACGACAACTACAACAAGAGCCTGAACAGAACCCTTACCATCCTGCAACAGATAGATGCCCGCACTAAGACAACAGGTAGCAACCTAGCAGACTCCTTTGGGAAGTTCGGAACGGCAATCTCTGGTGCGGCCACGTCTCTGACAGGTTATGCGGCTAAGCAAGAAGAGATCAACCGCAACCTGGAAGATCAAAAGAAAGCCGCAGCTGTAACAAACCAAGCGTCTGCCGAACAACAAGCTAGATCGGCAGCGACTATAGCAGCGGCGGAAACAGACGCGGCCACTCAATCTAAAGAAGCCCAATTGGACATGTACGGGAGCGTACTGACAGCGTCCAAGAGCTTCTTCAGCGAGAAGAGCACCGCATTCAAGGTACTACAGACAGCAGAGCAAGCCTACCGCCTCTTCGAATTTGCCATGAGCATCCGCTCAATCGCCGTGAAGGCGACAGAGACTGCAGCTCACGTAGCGTTGAACGGCACTAAAGCGGCTTCGGGTGTGGCGGCAGGCGCTGCCGAGATATTCGCCGCCCTAGGCCCATTCGGCTTCCCAGTGGTAGCCGCCATGATCGGTGTGATGGCTGCCCTAGGTTTTAAGGGAGGCGGCGGAAGCGGCGGCGGGCTGGGTTACAACGTTGAAGACGTACAGAAGAAGCAAGGCACTGGCTCAGTTCTCGGAGACAGTGCGGCTAAATCAGACAGTATCGCGAAGTCACTGGAGCTGCTGACTCAAAACACCAATAAGGATCTGGAATACTCCAGCGGGATGCTGAAGTCGCTGAGGTCGATCGACACCAGCATATCGGCAGTGGCCGCGGCCCTCTCCAAAGCTTTGGGGGCTGGAGGCGCACTGAACACAGACAACCTAGGTCTGGGGACGTCAGGAAATCCAGCGACCCTGAAGAATCTGGGCTTTGGATCCACCACGACTAAAGCTCTGGCGGACCAAGGGTTGAACTTCAACCAACAATCCATCCAAGACATCCTGCAGAACGGAGTCAACGGCACCAGCTACCAATCGGTTACCTCCCAAACCAAGAAGAAAGCCCTTGGGATAACCTACTCCAATAAGACGAGCACCAACACGTCTAACACAGGTTTGGACGATGAACTGTCGAACCAGATCTCACTACTGATCGGTTCCATGAAGGACGGCATAGTTTCGGCGGCTGGCGACCTGGGAATCACAGGTGCTGAGCAAGTGCTGGACTCCTTCCAAGTAGCCCTTGGGAAGGTTAGCCTGAAAGACATGACCGGCACGGAGATACAAGATACACTGAACGCGATCTTCTCCAAGCTGGGAGACGATATGTCCGAAGCGGCAGTCGCGGGACTCGGCCAGTTCCAGAAGGTCGGCGAGGGTCTATTCCAAACCCTCATCCGCGTCGCCAAGGATTACAAGACGGTAGACGTCACCTTGCAGTCGATAGGGAAGACCTTCGGAGCAGTGGGCATATCGTCGATAGCCGCTAGAGAGAACCTCGTAGATCTGGCGGGAGGTCTGGACGAATTCACCAGCGCAGCGTCAGCCTACTCAGATGCCTTCCTGACGGTAGACGAACAAACTCTGCCTATAGTTCACAACGTCTCCCAAGAAATGAGCCGTCTGGGTCTGACGAGCATCAAGACTAAAGACCAATTTAAGGCCTTGGTTAACAGCATAGACGTCTCGACGGCAGCCGGAGCTGACCTTTATACCTCACTTATGGCAGTGGCTCCGGCCTTCGCTAAAGCGGCCGATTATATCGATTCTGTCACCAACGCGGTGAACGACAACAAGAGCATGACGGATAAGATCTCCGACGCGAGGTCTGCCCTCACAGACGCTTACAAGAACGAAAGCGACGCCCTAGACGATACAATCAGCAGATTCCAAGACTTCACAAAATCCCTGCTGGCCTTTAGGGATTCCCTGTCGACAGGACCAGCCGCTCAACTGTCTCCGGAAGATCAGTACAACGCGGCAAAAGCCCTGTTCTTGGACACAAGCGCCAAGGCTTCCGAAGGGAATGAAGATGCCCTCGGCAAGATCCAAGAAGTCAGCCAAGCCTATCTGGATGCCTCCAAGGACTACTATGCAACGAGCCAAGGCTACTTCGATGACTTGGGTCAGGTCAAGGTAGCCATTGACGCCGCGGCAGCAGCCTCGACCAACCAAGTCAGTGTAACCACCCAGCAACTGGACGTGCTGAAGCAGCAGGTCTCTGGTCTGATCACCATCAACCAAAGCGTGCTGACGGTGGCGCAAGCCGTGGCCCAATTGGGTGGCTATATCACCCAACAGACGGCTGCTATCCAGGCAGCCCAAGCAATCGTGGCGGCCACCCAAACACCAGCCGAAGCGGCGGCACCCGCTCCGACTGCACCCCCAGCGGAACAACACGCTCCAAACTTCTCCACTTACGTGGACCACTACGCCGACTTGGCCTCGCTGTACGCCTCAGGAACAGGCATGGCGAAGGGTCGCACGAAGGAAGAGTTCGGAGCCTACCACTGGAGCCGATACGGCCAATACGAAGGCCGAGTCCCGTACGCGATGGGCGGTGCTTTTACGAATGGGGTGGTGACAAAGCCGACCAGTTTCCACAACTCACAGATGGGAGAGAGCGGTCCAGAAGCCATTATGCCTCTGACTAACGTGAACGGCAAGCTGGGTGTGGCAGCCAACACAAACAACTCTAACAGCAAGGAAATGATAGACAAGCTGGAAGAGCTAATCGAGCTGGGCAGACAAGCTGAAGTTCAAAGAGCCGCGATGGCGAAAGAGGCCGGACAAAAGAGTGATGGCCTGAAGTCGGACATCAACAAGATCTCCAAGACCATTAGGGCGACTGCTGCATGATTTTAGTGGAGCTCACAGCCGCAATCGACGCGCTGGGCACCCTGAAGAACTTCTACGTGTCCGACGACAACTTTGTGACTGAGTTGGCTGACACCCCAAGACACACGGCCTTTATTGCAGGCCTGGAAGACCCGGGGACCCTAGGAATAGCGGCTTTCTCAGACGGTAGAACTGCGGGTGGGACTAAGCTAGAGACAGGCTCTATAATCCTGAAGAATGCAGACGGCACCTTCGACAGTTGGGTGAATTACTCCTTCGAAGGTAGACCCGTAACCATTAGAACTTCAACCCCGAAATCAGTAAGATACCCAGCAGACTTTCCAGTGATCTTAGTAGGCACAGTCAGCGGGATAGAACTGTCCTGGCAGTCTCTAACGATACTTCTAAGAGACCAACAGTTCATTTTCACTAGAGCAGTACAGTTGACCAGGTACCTAGGCTCCAACATAGGTCCAGTGGGACTGGAAGGATTGCCTGGAGACCTGCAAGGAAAGACTAAACCACGACTATACGGAAGAGTTCTGAACGTACCGGCACCCTGCGTCAACACCTCTAAGTTGACCTACCAAGTCAACGATGGTCCAGTGGCTGACATCGACGCTGTGTTCGATAGAGCAGCTCCCCTCACAAAAGGGAGCGACTACGCGACCAGCGCGTTATTGACAGCAGCCACGGTCTCACCAGCCACTTACGCCACCTGCTTCGCAGAAGGCTACTTTCGACTGGGTTCCGCTCCGGCGGGACAGATTACTGCGAACGTGAAGGAAGGGGCAACCCCAGCCGATAGAACCGCGGGTCAAATCTTGAAGAAGCTGGCGACCGCCGCAGGTCTAACCGTTTAAGAGGATCACATGCCGTCAGCCACCCCAGTCCTCTACCATACGTTCATAGACGAAATGTCGAAGGGAGGGCACAACCTACAGACAGCAGTCTTTAAGGTCGCCCTTACTAACACTGCTCCAACCCAAGCAACGGACACTGTCTGGAACACAACGGTCGCCCCCGCACCGGCCTCAGCGAACGGCTACACTTCGGGTGGTAACACCATAACGACCACGACCGCCGCTACCACCGCCTCAGTGTTTAAGCTGGTGTTGGCCGACACCACCTTCACAGCAACTTCCGGTGGGATAGGACCGTTCAGATACCCGATCCTTTACAACAGCTCCGCCTCCAACAAGTCGGTAGCCTACCTGGACTATGGAACCTCCTTGACGCTGGCGAGTACCGAGTCCTTGGCAGTGGACTTCGATGGTTCGCTGGGCGTCTTTACTATGTCATAGGACAGGTGAATGACTACCACCTGGAACCCCTCAGACGCCGACGTAGCCTGCGCCCTTTCTAACGCAAACTTGACAGCCACCTGTACTGGAGGCGGCAGCGGGTTCCGCGGTGTGAGAGCGACCATCTCAATCACAGGCCTGAAATACTGGGAAATAACTCACGACCTAGTGAACGGTGGAGACACCCAAGTAGGGGTGGCGAACGGTACCGCGGGTATCTTCGACTTCGGCGGTGGGGTTGACAACGACTCCATATCATACAATGCAGGAGGTACGGTAAACCTGAATGGCTCCTCACTGGGGAGCATCGGTAGCTACACAACCGGCGACGTAACGGGAATCGCCTACGACTCTGTCAACAGCAAGATCTGGTTCAGGAAGAACGGTGGTAATTGGGACAACAATGGGACCCATAATCCGGCTACTAATACGGGTGGCTACAGTATCTCGGCCATCACCGGAGCCGACTTCCCTTACGTCAACGTAAACACCAACGGTTCAGCCTCTACCGTAAACTTCGGGGCAACGGCCTTTGTGACAGCCCCACCAAGTGGCTTCACAGGAATAGACGGCTCCTCGACATACACGCTGACTGTAGGAACGAAAGCTCTAAGCTTCAACGAGCAGACGGTTAACTTCGTCCGTCACCTAGTACTGTCGGTAGTCAAGAAACAGCTGAACTTCAACGAGCAGCCGGTAACGCTAACCTATGGAATGCCAGGGGCTCACACCCTGACGGTACTTCCAACTAGCTTAGGATTCTCGACTCAACCCGTTCAACTAACTCCTCACCTGCTGACTACTACTGTGACCCAGCGGGACATCCTGTTTATGGACCTAGCCCAACCAGCAGAGATGGGCATATGGATAGATGACGACCAGACCTTTCAAGCTGCCATGGACGCAGTGGCTGGAAGCGTCGGGGCGTACTACTCGTTCGACTATAGTGGTCTATTGAGGTTGGGCATATTAAATGCTCCTGTTGCCATAGACTCAATTCTGACAATACGAGACTACGATTTGGTGGACATTCCGGAGCGGGTGCCTCCAAAGGACAACGGAGTTCCAGCCTTTAACGTAACGGTCAACTACGCCAAGATTTGGACGATACAAGATTCAGACCTAGCGTCGGTAGTTACGCCAGCTGCAAGAATGCAATTGGCCCAAGAATACCGTTCAGTGAAAGCTGAAGATCTGACGGTCAAGAACCAGTGGCTGATGGCCTTGGAAATCGACCAAGACACGCTTATGGCGGATATAGTCGCCGCAACCACGGAAGCCAACCGCCTACTCAGCTTATACAAGGTCCGCCGCGATATCTTCAACATATCAGTTCCCATGGATCTGCTGACCGACAACCAGCTTAGAATCGGAAGCACCGTGAGAATGGTCCTGAACCGCTTCAACATGTCCGCAGGCAAGTACTTCCTTATAATAGGAACGAGAATAGAGCTCGAAACTCGCCAAGCCGGCCTGACGCTCTGGGGGTAAAATGGCGAACGCAATCATCGGTTACGCTAATTGCGTGGATGCGGCGACGATAGACGGAGGCTCGTGGGAAACCTCATTGCCCATTCGCAACCTACAGACGAGGAAGCTAGGACAAGTCGCGAGATCCACCTCGCTGAGCCTTTCCTCGACGCAATTTCGAGTGGACGCTGGCCAAGACGCACTAATTAGAGTGATAGGTTTGGTGGGCCACTCACTGTCCGTGGATGCGCAATTCCGTGTTTACAGCAGCGACATCACGGACTTCTCCAACATTCTGAGCGACAGCGGTTGGACCGACGTATTCCCAGCCGTTTATTCAAGCGACGACCTGGAGTGGGAAGCTCCGAACTGGTTCACCGGAAGGTACACACCAGCGGAACTGGAAGGCTTCACAAAGAACCTGATCTACGCTCTGCCTGCACCCACTCAGGTCCGTTACTGGAAGTTCGAATTCGACGACAGATCCAACGCGGCTCAATTTATCGACATCGGGCGGTTGTTTATGGGCCCAGGTTGGCAACCAAAAACTAACATAGCTTATGGCGCTAGCATAGCCTGGGAGACCTCGACGGACACCCAGAAGGCGCTATCAGGGGCTCGCTATTTCGACCGGCGTAACCCATATAGAGTGGCTAAATTCACCACCGATTGGATGACCGAAAGCGAAGGGAACGCCAATGCCTTCGAGATACAAAGACGTTCGGGTCTAGACGGTGAAGTCCTGTTCGTGTTCGACCCAGACGATACAGTTCATAGAATTAGACGACAGTTCCTGGGTCACTTGAGGCAGCTGTCACCCGTGGAATACCCCACAGTAAACTCAACCAAAACCGGCTGGGAAATAGAGGAACTCATATAATGGTGAACTCTGTCACCTTCCTCTCCTCAGTGGGTGGAGACGGCTCTACCGTCACAGACGACAGCAACCCGACGACGGGACTAGGGAACGGTGGTCACCGCATCAGGCTAGTGCCGTCATTCTCCAATATAGTCAACATTGCCCAAAATGTGGTGAACAACGCGCTGTCTGCCGCGGCTTCGGCAGCAACGGCCCTGAATGCACCAGGAACTTCAGCTACTAGCACCACGTCGAACGACATAACCGGTGCGGTGGGTACAGATAAGACCTTTACGATACAAACGGGCAAGTCCCTTGTTCCCGGTATGGCCGTTATTATGGCCAGGACCTCGGCACCCGCAACCCAAGCTCTAGTGGGCGTAGTCAAGACCTACAACTCCGGTACCGGCTCTATAGTGATCAGCGTGGGTTCCATAACAGGAACCGGCACGAGCATAACCGACTGGACTTTGAGTCTCACCGCCACTGTGGCAGGGAGTGTGGGAACCTCACGCACAATCTCAGCCGCAGGACTGGCGACAGGCGGTGGTACGCTCGCAGCAGACAGAACCATTACAGTTACAGCTGCAACGGGCGCTCAAAACGCGGCAGGATCATTAAGCAACGTAGCACTTACCCCGGCATCCTACGCAGCCTCACTCTCCCCGCAAACCTTGACGGACGGAGCTACCGTCAACTGGGACATGGGCCAATCGCTTGTGGCCAAGTTGACGCTAGCAGGGAACCGCACACTGGCCAAACCTACCAATTATAGGGTGGGAGAGACCTGGCAGCTATGGGTCGTACAAGACGGCACCGGCGGTAGGACCCTAGCCTTTAACACTTGCTATAAGTGGGGAGCTAAAGGTACCCAATCGTTGTCCTCAGCCGCAGGCACATTGGATTTAATCAGTGTGACCTGCCTGGATGCGGACGGAACCAACCCAATCTTTAGACTATCAATCGACAAGGGCTAACATGGCCAATAGGTCCCTCCTTACGACAAGAACACCCGTCCCGCGCCGCTTTGCTATCAGCCCCAGCTGGTTAGGGAAAACGGTGTGGGATCTGGATGTCGATGGCGTCTTGAGCATACCCATTGCTGGTCAATACACAATAACACCAGTAGCTACATTTACCGCACTAGTGAAGATGTGGGGAGGCGGAGGAAGCCCAGCTTACCTGGACGCTCACTACAGCGGTGGCGCGGGAGGTTACGCGCAGGGCATAATCACCTTTACCGTCTCGACCCCATACGGGATAATCATAGGCGGGGTTGGTGACTACGCTGCCTACGGTAACGCCAATCCATATGGGGCAGGTGGCAGCACAGTCTCATATCCGACAGTGTCTTACCCAGGGGGCGCGGGTGGAGGATACTCGCAAATCTACATCTTCGGATCAGGCCCACCTGCAAATCCAGCTATATTGCTGGCTGGAGGCGGAGGAGGTGCTGGCTGGGGCGCTTTGGGAGGTGCTGGCGGTGGAGCCATAGGCCTAGCAGGAACTACCTATGGCACCGCCGAAGGCGGGCAACCAGGAACCCAGGTGGGTCCAGGTAGAGGCGGAAACGGCGCTACTCCAGGTAACGGGGGATCCCCAGCACATGGAGCGGGCGGTGCGGGAGCAAGCGCGTCATTAGTGGCAACTGTGTCAAGTGGAGGCGGAGGCGGCGGATGGTTCGGCGGCGGTTCCGGCGGCATCGGAACTAACGATGTTTACGGAGGTTCGGCAGGCGGCGGCGGCGGTTCTGGCTACTTCGACCCAGCCTATGTGCAGTCGCCGTACTTAGAAGCAGGCTATGCCCCTACAACATGGCCGACCTTTAAGGGGAAGCCAGGAAACTTCGCCGACGTAATGAGAGGAAGCTCTGGTCAACCCGCGGGTTACGACAACGATGTTTACGCCCAAGCTGACGCTGGTCGAGTGATCTTGATCTAAGGAAACGCTATGACTGCTTATGCTCTCTATGATGGTGTTGCGGCTATAGAATTAGCGCCTAACGCACCCTTCGTGGGATTGACAGGAAACCTTTACCCAGCCTCTGTCTTTACCCTTTGGGATGATTCACAGAGAGCTGCGATTGGCGTTTACCCGATAGTGGAGCCTTCCCCACCAGACTATGACCAGATAATCACCAGTAACAACCTCGTTGTTACAGCGGGTCCAATAGTGACCAGAGAATACGTTACCACAGACATGACCATCTCAGACCTGAACGACCTGCAGGTGAATGAACTTCAAGTATTACACGGGTTCTACACTGACGACAAAGGATTCTACCACCCACCCTCAGAAAGAACATCTGGAGGTGGATTAGACACCAGATACGCTTACCGGAACGCATCGGTGGCAGCTATCACCGTATTTGCAGACAAAGCCCAAGCTGCCATAGAAAACGGAGCTTCGCCGGGAGACTTCGACTGGCACCCAGATTACCCAGGATTCACCTTTCCGGATGTGCAAGGCACCCCCCACACCTTCGACGCTTTCGACTTCGTAGCATTAGCAGACTCCATGGCCTTCTACGCCAGAAGCATTCACTTCAACTGGCAGAACTGGACGGCGCTCTGCTTCTTCTACACAGACACTAACGATAGAGCAGGTCTCATGTCTTTAAGACCAGCTTACCAGACGGAAGACAACTGGTACACGCAACCTTACTAGGAGCTAGAAATGGCAGGTACAGCCAAAGATCACCCATTGAAGGCTCTACTACTAGCCCCCGTGGAGATCAGACTAGTGAGAGTTACGGTAATAGTTACCCTCGTCGCTAGCACAGCCTACGCAGGGTGGCTACTACTGAAGGTTCCAGTATTATCAGTGAACAAGACAGAAATCGGCATGGTCTTGGGTTGGCTCGTAGCCAAATCAGGGACTGCCGTAGACTGGTTGTTCGGGAGTTCTGAGGGGGGCGCTCGGCGAGCAGATGCTACCGCCACAGGAGCATTGAACGCTCCGCCCCCAGAAGCTACAGTGATTACACCGGGGACCGGCGGAAGAGTCGAAGCCCAGGTTACTACACCTGCAGACCCAGTGGAGGGGTAAATGATCTACAAGCTCCTCTTCAAGGGCTTGAGTTTCTTCGCCGTCGGGGCGGCCGTTTACATACTTTACCTGCAAACCACAGCATACTTGAAAGAGCACCAACGCTTAAAGACAGCGGAAGCAACGCTCACCCAAGAGCTGGATCGCAAGCAGTCAGAGTTAGACGACCTCAACAGAACAAATAAAATTAGAGAGGACCAGCAAACTCATGCGCGAAGCATCGGAGATGCCGCCGCCACTGCTCAAGTTGAGCGAGCCAGAGCCTACGCAGACGTCAGGCGACTCATTCTTCAAGCATCACCGTCTGAAGACGGGCCTGCTGCTCCTGTCCTGCGCAACACTATTGACCGGCTGTACGCACCCGATCAAACCAAAGTTGGAAATACGGACAGACTTTCTGATCCCGCAGGTTGACCCCAGGATAGAGACCTGCCCACCCTGGCCAGAAAAGCCAAGCGACACATCAAAGCAGAGCGCCGCCGCAGGTCTCCTCAACGACGGCAAAGAGGCTTACGACACCTGTAACGCAAACCTCAACGCAGTCGTACAGACCTTGAAAGACGCCATCAGCCAGCTGATGGAAATCAAGGACGAGCTGACCAAAACACCTGACTCCACCCACTAACTAGATACGACTGGTCCAGTAATCCGGTACTCTAGTCGAAGACGCGAGTGCTGATGGAACAGATCCTCGATAAGGTATTAACTGATGGCAATATGGCCTCAGCTTTACTACTCGGGGCTCTAGTTTGGGTCACCCGTCAATGGCTAAAAGAACGAACCGACCACATCACAGCTCTGCGGGGGCAGATAGAGCAACAAGCTGCCTACGTAAGATGGTCCGAGAACCTGAAGGGCGTATTGGACCGTGTCGTGGCAGCTCTAGATCAGAGAGCCCGATAAAGCTATGAAACTGATCCCCGAGCTACGGATATTCAACACCCGCAATGACACACGTTACAGCGGTGGTGTACGAGACTTGAAATCCTTGAAAGAGGAAACATCACAACGAGCCAGTGAGTCTACGCGTCAGTTAGAGAAGGCTTTTGGTGAATTGGAAAAGTCTTTGAGTAGAGTGGGACGCGCGAATGGACACGGTCGTACTTAACGCCCTAGTACTGGCAATGTACCCATATCTAATAGTCGGGGCCCTCGGGGCCTCGATTTATTATGGGTGGGCCGCCTGGAAACTACGCGAGACGAAGATCCAACTCTGGTGGCTGTCGATCGGCATCACCCTCTCTATGGGTTCCGCCTGCGCAGAGAACCTCTACTGGGCTGCATCCAGACTAGCTCCCAACTGGCCGAATGACAGAGCCCTTTCTTTTATAGCTATTCCGATAATGAAGGCTGTATTCGCATTAGGTGCATGGATGCACCTATACGTTGCAGTATCTCTGAACACGAACCCCAAACCGAGCGTTTGGTTCAAGAGATCAATGCTGTTGGGTTCGCTGGTGTTTCTCGTGACCTATCCCATCTTAACCTACCAAATAGCGATACACCATCTAGCCTAGCGGGTGGTGAACGTCCGCCTTAAAAGGTATGAGTCGAGGCATGGACGCGCAATATATTAAGACGGCCGACAAACTGGCCCTGAAACCCAACGCATACTTCACCAAGATAAGTACACCGTACCGATACCAGGTACGGGGCGTCTTGATGATGTTGATGCGCCCAAGGATGATTCTTGGAGATGACGTCGGGATTGGGAAGACGATCCAAACCATCGTCGCATTCACTTACATAAAGGCCAAGAACCCCAACACGAAGGCAGTAGTCTTTACTGAAAAGAGCACCCTCCAACAATGGGTGGACGAGTTCGAGATGTTCTCGACCGGCATCAAGACGAAGATCGTCACGGCCGAGACTCACGTTGATCCAGCGAATAGAATAGCCGCACTGAGGCTGGGCGAATACGACGTCATAATCACCACCTACAGCACAGCCTACGACTACAGCCAGTACCTACTAGAAGGATTGGGAGACCGTTGGGTCTTCATAGGCGACGAGCCGAATTACTTCAAGAACCTAGACACCATGCTCCACCGGAACATGAACGGAATGGTCAACGGCGACATCACCGGACACTGCTATCGTTCAGAGCGCTACAAGGATGAAGAAACAGGGAAGATGCGGGTACGGGAGATAATGATCCCTGGAACACCATGCATTCGAGCATACGGGCTTACGGCTACCATTATCGAGAACAGACTGGAAGAAGCTTTCGGAGTGATGCGAGTCATTACACCAGGCACCTTCCCAGGGAAAGCTGACTTCGAGAAGAGGTACTGTGTCACCAAGAAGGTGCCAGGCATAAAAGCTAGAAAGGTCGTAGGCTACAAGAACCTTGATAAGTTCAGACAGGCCATAGAACCAGTCTTCTACGGTCGACTACAAGACGACCCTGAGGTGGAGCAGGACTTACCCGAAGTCATCTTCAAGGACCTGAACATTGAACTGGGAGATGCTCAAGGGCGGAAGCTCGTGGAAGCCACCGACCGACTCTTTGAGAACCCAGACGGGGTGATAAAGCAGGTGGACATCCTGCCGAGCTTGATACTGGCGCAGAAGATGGCTTCGGACCCAAGGATGGGAGGCTTCGATATAGTTGGAGCTAAGACCGAAGCCCTTATAGAAATGCTGCAGAACAGCCTAGCCGGAGAGCGGGTTGTTATATTCTCCAAGTTCAGACAAGCTATTGACCTCATTGAGGCCGAGATCTTAAAGAGGAACATGGAGAAGCCGGTTAGAATTACCGGCCTTGAGACCTCCGAGCAGAGAGAAACCTCGAAGACTAGATTCATGAGCGACGACCCGATGAAACGGGCCAACATACTGCTTATGACCAGGGCGGGCCAGCGAGGCCTTAACCTTCAGAAAGGCGGAGTGCTCATCTTCTACGATATGCCGTGGTCCTACGGAGCCTACCGGCAAATCATCGGCCGGTTGAAGCGAACAGGATCCACCCAAACCCATATCGCGGTTATCCACCTTCTGGGAAAGCTGAGTGCGAAGATGCAGGCGATGACAGGGGTGGATTTGACGATAGATCATCACACCTTGGCTACCGTGAGAAAGAAGTTCAGTCTTTGGCAAGCTATCACCGGAGACGTCAAGGAAATAGCTTCTATCGATGAGGCCCTGGTAGATGTATTCGAGGCCATCCGCAACTCGAAGAAATTGGCAGCATGACGCCCCTCCGGGAACGATGCGAGTACAGTGCACGATGTGGTCAGACGGGCCACTACTTCGACAACGGGCAGGCCATCAGATGCGACTGCTTGAACCTAGAAATGAACAAGCGGCGATTGGGTCCGATGTTCACCGAGAAGGTCAAAGAGAAGACGTCGTTGAGCCAAATGGAAAGCTCCGACGCAGTACTGACAGGGACACTGGAAGGAATTAGATCGCACGCGGGCCGAGTTCTGCTGGATAGAGCGGACAGACACGGCCAGTGGATAACGATCGACGCCTACAGACTGATAGACATCTTCCTGAAACAGGACACCGAGTTCGAGACCCAAGCGGCGATCGCCGACACCGAGCTACTCATCATATTACTGGGCTTCGGCGACCCAAGGAACAGGTACTTACCGGAGCTCATATGCCAAGTCTTGGCGAGGCGAGAGCTGATAAGAATGCCAACTTGGGTAGTGATGGGGATTCCACTAGAGATCGTACCGACCAAATACAATACAGAAGTCTTCGAGCGCTTGAGCCGGATGAAGAGAGTCTCAGTTAAATGAGAAAGATACTCCGGTCCATGATGTGGACAAACTCGACTCAGAAGGATGACACGGCCAACAACTATAAAGTGATTCAGAGAGATCGACTCCTGAACACGTCGACTTCCGAAGGGAAGGCGATAGACTTCATCCTCGACTTCTACCAAAGAAACAGTGAGCCGCCACAAGCCCAAGCCCTGTTTGACTTCTTTGAGGCTGCCAACGACGCTGAAGGCCTCGTGCTGTACGAGGAATTAATACTAGAGACCCCGTACTTCGGCGGTACCTTCGTAGACCTCTTCGACATAGAGGTAGAGACACAAGCCTCCGAAGATTTCACCCGCAAGGCCAAACTAGCAATCAAGATTGCGACCACAGGCGCGGAGATCACAAAAGGCAACACTGTCAAAGGGGTGAACGAAGCCGTAGCCTACGCATTCAGCGAGCTAAGGCCAGTGCCTTCGACAAACAAGAACGCAATCCCAGCGAGCATGAAGAAGGCTGGAGATCAACTAGGTGACCTCTACGAAGAACGGAAGAACGCGCCACACGAGAGCTACGGGGTAATGACGGGCTACGGTCTGTTCGACTCGGCTTGGCACGGGTTGAAAAGGAAGCAATTCACCCTGTTGGGAGGCTTCGGCGGCCACCTTAAGTCTACCTTGATGATGAACATCTGCCTGAACGGAGTGGTGGACGGCGGCTGGAACCACCACGTCTTCACCTCAGAAATGCCCGCCGACGACCTGAAGATGATGATGATCGCCATCCACAGTGGTCACCCTCAATTCGGTGGCGTGGGACGACCACTATCGGCCTCAAGGCTACTGCTGGGAGCTTTGAACCAGCAAGAAGAGGACTTCTTCAAGTTGGTAAAGGACGACCTAACCAACAACCCAACCTACGGCAACCTAGTAATAGTGGACTCCGCGGACTTCTCAAACTCAGGCTCTATAATGCAGAGAGTGACGAGAGATGACGCTGACGAGGAAATCGACTCACTTTGGGTGGATTATATCACCAGATTGCCACTAGACGCTAAGTATCGAGGTATGGAGATCACAGCCGCCCGGAACGAGACCATCGCTGACTGGAAGAGATTTGCGATGGGTTTCAAGGGCAGAGGATTGGCCGTAAGTAGCCCCTTCCAGATCAACCGGGAAGGTTACAAGAAGGCCAAGGTCAACGAAGGGCGGATGGACAAGACTGCCTTTGGTCAGTACAACGCCGCGGAGAAGGAAGCCGACAACATGGCCTACATCTTCTACGACCAAGACGAAGCCGCGACCTCAGAACCCAAAGTGGGTCTAGCCAAAGCCCGCTACGGAGCTATGAACTACGACCCAGTCAATGTGTTCATCGAGCCGGATTGTCGACGCATCTACGACCTGACTGCAGGAATGAACGCAGGAACAGGCTACGCCCCAACTGGAGGTGGCGACGGGATTCAGGATGTCACCCTGTGACACCTAGGCAGGTTCTAGACCTCCTTAAAATAGACTACATGGAGCGTCCGAACCGGCTTGCCTTCTGCTGCCCGTTCCACGACGACACTGAACCATCAACAGGATTCTACGAAGACACGGAACTATGTTACTGTTTCTCTTGCGACCACACACTCGACCCCATTAGCTTCTACGCCAAATACCAAGGCATAAAGTATGGGGAAGCACGACGCGACCTGGAAAAGCGCTTTGGTGAGCGAAAGTTCCGGGACGACAAAGGGAACAAGCTAAAGAACGACAAAGGTAGGTTGACAGTGGAGCGGGCCCTGAACATGGCTCGTCGAGCCTTGAGCATGCAGACCTTCGCCGAATTGGGTGAGTTAGCGGACCGCGTACTCCTGCTTCATGAGAGAGGTAATCGACTAGACTCCGACCTTGACACGGACCTCGAAATGTGGTATAATAGTGTTGAGGAGGCGACCAATGCAGCCATCAACTTATCGTCTATTGCCGACCGAACACCAACAGTTGGTTCTTATGACCGGCTCAAAGAAAGGTTGGCAGACCTATCTGGGCCTGGACGATCGGACGGCGAGATCGATCTGGACTGAACTAAATCTCAAGGCACCAGCTGCGTACGTTCGAGACCTAGAGGTCGAGAGGCTGAGCGCGAAGGTGCTAGCCCTTGGCCACAAGAAGGCAGCCGAACACTACGGACTGTCAGAGTCGGGCTTGAAGTCCATCCTGAAGGAACGCTACTTGACGGACCACCCAAAGAAGGATGGTTATGACAAGCAGACTTTGACCGATAGACTGGCTTATTATAAATCAGTCCGGTTCATGGCCCGAATGGAAAACACGACCGAGAGTTGGATCCGAGAGGAAGCCAAGCGCCTGGACGTGGACGCCAAGCTGCTGATAGACTACAGCCAGGGAAACAACTCCAACGCCAAAGGTCGACGAGCGGAGCAGGACTGGACCAAGATGCGAGGTGTAGCAACCTTAAACGACCTTAACCTGTCAGAAGGGTCGCAAGCACCGTACGACTTCGACGACCAGCACCTAGGCAGGATCAACGTTAAGTCGTCACGGCAATACAAGTATAAGGCTTCGACGAGGAAGGCCTCGCCGCACTTCTGGAAAGCCAGCTTGAACGCGGCGGAGAAGTGCGATAACCTGGTTATACTCTGCTACGACGACAAGATGGAAATCCTGTTAGGAATCCACGTCCTGCCGTCAGCCGCAGCAATAGAACTGGGTACACGCACAGTGACCCTCTTGCACGAGCAACTGGAACCCCCGCACAAATGGAATATTTCCTAGCGCAGACCCTGGAGGACCTGACATACTACCTCCAGACTTACAAGGATTCCATACCACAGAAGGTCTTCGCCCACGACACGGAAACTAACTCGCTGAACACGAGGAAGGCCCAATTGGTGGGCTTCTCGGTGAGCCTGAAACCGGGCACAGCGATCTACGTACCAACAGCCCATAAGCTAGGTACCAACGTACCGGCCAACGCGGCTATGAAGATACTGCACGATTTTGCAGTGGCCGAAGGGCTGCAAGCCCTCTACTACAACGCCAAATACGACCGGAACGTGATACAGGGCAACACCAAGCTCGTATTCAACAGCTTCCTGGATGTGATGGAGCTGGTCTACTTAGACAACCCGGACCGGAAGGTCAAAGGCTTGAAGACGGTAGCCTTGCAGGACTGCGCCTTCGAAATGACCAAGTTCGAGGACCTATTCACCGAGGAAGAGAAAAAGAAGAAGATCCTCGACATCAGCACTAAATCACCGCAACGCTGCACAGAATACGGCTGCGCTGACGCCGACGGTACGCTGAGAGTCTATCTGAGCAAGCTAGACGTCCTTGAGGACCAAGCCTTCGCGATCAAGGTGGACACTCCCCTAGTGGACGTGATCAGGAAGATCGAACACAATGGAGGCTCAGAACTAAACGAGGAATACTTAGACGAGCAGATCCACTTGCTGGAAATACGAGCGGAAGCCCTGCGAGAGCAGATATTCCGCATGGTTGGCAGCCGGTTCGAATTGAACAGCCCAAAGCAACTGGGTGAGGCCCTGTTTAACCGAATGGGCATCCCCAGCCCAGGCATGACGAAGGGGAAGAATCCCATCCACTCGACGAAAGAAGAGGTGCTGGAGAGGCTGAGCCCCAGCTACCCCATCGTCGAGTACATCATCGCTTACAGGAAGTTGACCAAAGCCAAAAGCTCCTACTTCGAGAAGCTCAAAAGAGTCAAGGAACTGGGCATACCCATCCGGTTCCAGTTCAACATCTACTCAGCGCCAACATTCAGATTCGCGGCCCCCGGCGGATCACCAGAAAAGGATGGTGGGACCGGCGTCAATATCCAAGCAGTCTCGAACGGCGAGGCGCGGAACATGATGGCCGTCGACCTAACACTAAAGGACGACGCCGACGGTTACCTTAAAGGCCTGGACGACGAGCTACTGGTCGACCTGGAAATGGATGACCTGAAAGACGGTCAATTCGACTATGACTTGAAATCACTTCCTTGGGTGTTCTCGCACGAAGACGACCCAGACAGACTACTATGCGTAAGGGAAACCTGCAAAGGATGCCCAGCGGACTGTAAGACGAATGGGATTGACCTCACGAGGCGAGTACACAAGGGTATCCAAACAGTCCCCTCAGTGAGGCAAGCCTTTAGAGCCCCGGAAGGCTACACCATCTTGTCCTTCGACTATGACAGGCAAGAACTAGTTATCGGAGCCAACCTTTCCGGAGAGCCGAAGTGGTTGACTGCACTGAAAAACAACGTCGACTTGCACGTCGTTTCAGCCTCAGGAGCCTTTGGGCAATCCTTTGAGCAGCTGAAGGCCATGGAGACTACGAACAAATCGGAATACACCCGACGCCGCGGTATCGGCAAGACCCTTAACTTCGCGGTCTTCTATGGAGCGACGGGCTACACCCTAGCCAACAAGGCTAACATTCCCATAGCTCAGGGCGAACGGATCTACGAAGACTTCAAGAATGCCCACCCAACACTGTTTACGTGGATCAACAAATGCCACGTGTTCAGTAGGAAGAGCGGCTACACGACGACCTACTTCGGCCGGAAGCGTTGGCTGAAGGAATTTTACGAGATGAACGGTGGCAACGACCGGAAATGGCGTGCCTTTGCGGACCGATCAGCAGTTAACACAGCCATTCAAGGCACAGCCGCCGAGGTCACGCGGATCGCCATGATCAAGACCGACGCACGCTTGAAGAAAGAAGGTGTGCCTCCCTCAGACTGTAAATTCTTCATCCAGCTCCACGACGACCTGAGCTTCATCGTCCGGAACGAGGTCCTCCACACAGTGGCCCCCATGATCAAAGAGAGTATGGAGTTTCACGTGAAAAACTGGCAAGTTCAACTATCAGTCGGATGTAAGGTCGGACGCGTGTGGGGTCTCCAAAAGGAAATCAAAGACCTTGCCACCCTGGAAGGCTTTAAGGCAGCAGCATGACAGTTCAACTGGGTGGCCACATCAAGATAGTCGATAGCCTGCGCCACCTGGTAATGGCCGGCCGTTCACTGGATTACACCGTCCTGCAAACCATGATTGGTGATTCCCACGGCTACGACCCAATGGAAATCAGCGGCGCAGACGCAGCCGAACTGAAGAAGATGCTGTACGGAATGGAGCTCTACGTCCACTTACCCTACACCATCAACCCTTGCGAAGGAGCAGCCCAACGAAGAGGCTTCTATGGTCGAAGCTACAAAAACTTCTGCCAAGCAGCCTCCCAGCTAGGGGCTAAGGGAGTGGTTATTCACCCGGGCTTCAAGAAGGAGCTGTCACGGACTGCAGCCCGAGATAACCTGATCAAATTCTTCGACAAGAACCACGAGGATGACTGGCACCTACAAGTTCTATTAGAGACCGACGCAGGCTCGAAGAATGGATCCAAGATTGGAGACACCGAGTTTATCGCAGAAGCGTTAGAGCTCCTAGATAACCACGCTCACGCAATGTGCATAGACACAGTTCACCTGTACGCAAGGGGTTTGGACCTTTGGGACCCGACCCTGAGGAAGAATTATCTAGCGAAGTACAGCCATCTGATCAAGCTGGTCCATCTGAACAGTCCAGACCCGGAAGTGACCTTGGGTTCCTTCTTGGATCGGCACAACACCTGCTTCGAAGACCGCCCGGATTGGGACCACGCCTCGCTGTTCGAAGACCTACAGCAATTTCCCATGATCTTGGAGCGCCGCTCTCTGGCTGTTCAAGAGAAGGACGCAAAGTTCATCCGGACCATACTGGGAGACGAAGGCGCAATTAGAGGGCGCTACGCTAGAACCGACGCCCGGCTGGTTGAACGCAAAAAGTAAGAGGTTCATCACCCGCCGTACTGCGTGTATGGAACGTCGAACCAACCCAACCGCTCACGGACAGCAAAGATGGTAATGACGGTAGACGACTTTCGCACGCAACTTCGCGAGAGCACTGTAAAGTGCCAGATCTGCGGAGCTCGAGCACACGCCCTCACTAAGCACCTGAGGGAGAAGCACAACATGACCCCAGGAGCTTACCAGAGGAAGTACGACCGGGAGACTTACCCGGAATCGAGACTCTTCAGCCCGGTCATGTCCGAACTCTTGAAGAATTTGGGACGTTCGCCAAGGGAAAGCGCTGAGTTTGAAGACCAACTCCCCATGTACACTGACGTGGGTGGTCTGGCTGCCTCTATCAAGGAGATGGCGAAAGGCATGAAGCGCGGCCCTGCAACCGCAGGCGTTTACATCCCTTCCATCGACAGCGAGTTCCACTTCCCAGATAAGGAAGCTGTCGCCCTGACTGCAGCCATGCGAGCCGGCATGAACGCGTATCTGCGCGGCCCGACTGGTTGCGGCAAGACCGAACTGGTCAAGCAACTTCACGCCCAACTGGGCAAAACCATGCTGCGCGCGAACATGAACGGCGATGCGACCAGAGCCGCCATCGTTGGGGAAATGCAAGCCTCGCCCTCAAAAGGAACCTACTTCCACGAGGGAGCCCTGCCCATCGCGATGAGAGCGGGAGCCACCTTGCTGGTCGACGAAGTGGACTACGCCCCACCTCACATTCTGGCTGTTTTTAACAGCGTGCTGGAAGGCAGCCGCCAACTCTTCGTGGAAGAGACCGCGGAAACCATCGTGGCCGCCCCGGGCTTTATGATCATGACCACCGGAAACACAGCTGGTAAGGGCGACACCAACGGTAACTATACCGGGACCGAAGTCCTCAACACAGCCTTCTTGGACCGATTCCCGGTCTGCGTGGCCATGGACTATCTGGCCGCAGACATTGAACTGACCATGCTGAAGGACAGGAACCCGACGGCCGACGTCACGAAGGTGAAGCAACTGGTCAGTTTCGCGAACGAAGTGCGCGACTCCTTTAAGAAGGGGAACGTGTCGATCACCCTGTCTACCCGCAAGCTCATCGACATCTTGAACCTCTCAGTTATGCTGGGTATGGACAGGAGCGTTGAGTTGGGCATCACCAACTGGCTCGATGAAGACGACTTCCAACTGGTGCACGGCTTGAAGACCCGAGTGGGGCTGTAACTTGAAACACGACACCTTCATCTCCTTCGCGAAGAAGCTGGCCGAGACGGCCGGCCGGGGAAGTGGTGTTCACATCACCTTCGACGGGAAGATAGCATACACCAACGGGAAAAGGATCAACCTGCCGGCTATGCCAGCAGGGACGGTCCTGACACCATTCCAAGTGCGCGTCTTGACGGGTTACGTTGACCACGAAGCCTGCCACCTGAGGCACACAGACTTCTCGATCTTCAAGAAACACGAGAAGGACGCAACCTTCAAGCAAATCAAGCCACTATGGAACCAGCTAGAAGACGTCTGGATCGAGAACAAGCAGATTGACACATACCCAGGAGTCAGACCCTACCTGGACGACCTAGCACGCCACGTGGACGAAGAAGCTAGGGAGCAGATCGCGGTCATGGCTCTACTAGGCAAACCGCCGCCGGTAGGGACTCTGATCTACTACCACATCTACAAGAACCATCGAGGAATTGACACCTTCTTGACTCCGAAAGAGCTGAAGGATTACCCGGAATGGGCGGAAGTAGCCCAACTCATCGACACCAAGCTCCCGACCGCAAAGACCTCGCACGACTGCTGGGCCTTAGCGGAAGAGATCTTCGCCCTCTTGCCACCTGAAGACCAAGACAGTCTGAAGGATATGTTCGACGGCCATGAAGTAAGAGATGGTACGGCCGATCAGATCTTGGGCGTCGTGGCGGACGCCAACGCCCAATTGGAGGCAACTTCACCACAAAAGCCAAATAGACTTATTCAACAGACAGGAAGCAACTGGTTTAACCCAGAGACACTGTCATACGACAAAGTCTTCGAGCCGAGTGACCAGGACATCGCGTCCTACCACCTAGCAAGAGACTCTGTGTCGGCCGAGATTAGAGCAGCTAAGAAGATGCTGAACCTCTACCTGCGTGCCCAAGAGAGGCGAGCTTGGTCGAGAGGCTTGGAGAAAGGACGATTGGACTCAGGTCGCCTGACCCAACTGTTAGTGACCCAAGACCGGCGGGTGATGAAAGAGCGTCGAAACACGATGCGAACCAAAGCCGCCATCGAGGTCGTGGTCGACCTTTCGGGCAGCATGGACGCTAGAACCACCCGAATGGCGGCCATCATTACAGCGGAAGCCCTGGATGGGATTGCTGGCGTGGAGATGGAGATCGTTGGCTTCACCACCAACCACGACTCATCCACAGGTCACGATCCTTGGGGAAACAACCAACGCAACAAGCCTGGAGTCGGCAGAACCCAAGGAATGGACCTGCTGATCTACAAGGGTTTCGGCCAACGGTACCGAGATGCCCGCGCTCACCTTGGGGCTATGAAGACATCAGGCTCAACCCCTCTGGGCGAGGCCTATGGTTACGGGTTGGAGCGTTTAGTAACCCGACCAGAAGAGAAGAAGCTGCTTTGGATCATCTCCGATGGGGACCCATACTTCTCAATGGGCGACTCAAGCCATTCGGACTACGTGCTGATGGCTCGGCTTAAAGCTAAGGCACGCAGGCTCGGAGTGGAGACTGTGGGTATGTACATCGGAGCCGAGAAGAGCCGACTGGAATCCTTTGTTCACAAATACGTGAGCGTGAGGAATTCAGCTGAACTTCCAGCAGCTCTTATGGATATGGTCAGGGGGCAACTATGAGCATGAACTACAGCTGCTTCGGCTTCTACAACAACTCGCCGGACTGCAACCGCTGCCCGGCAAACAAACGTTGCCGGGCTATTTTCGCCTCCGATGGCATGGACGTGCTGGAAGAACTGCTGGAAGAGCTCGTGGAGCGGGAAGCTGATTCCGGAGTGCCGTTTATCCAACAAGGTACCGTGGCTGAGATGGTGGGTCAGATCTTGAACAGGACCGCACGCCAAGCAGCCCTGAACAACAACTCTGTCATCGACGAACTCTTCAACGATACGACAGACATTCTAGAGACCTTAGATTGAACATAAGGGATTTCTTGAGGGTGGTGGCCCAGCCGGGCCGGACGAACTTCTTCGTCGTCTGCTCGGACGACTTAGGCATCAGCATCCTACTGCAAGGAGCTATGGCTCCAATTGCGGTACCGGACGACATCTACTTCTACGACGCCGAGAGCATCTCGAAAGAGAAAGCCCGCCAGATAGAAGCTGAAGCTCGTTACGCCCCAAGGGGTGGAAGCTCCTTGAGTCACTTCTACATATTCAGCCTGCAGAAGCTACCAGCAGAGAGCGTGGGCCCCCTGCTGAAAGCGACGGAAGAAGCCAAATACTCGCGATTCATCTTCCAATCGCAGGCATGCCCACACAAGATACACACGCTCATGTCACGGTCAAGCGTACTGAGGCTCCCGTTCCTGTCTAAGAAAAGTGTTCTGGCCAACATGAAGGCCATGAATCACGACGCCAAGACAGCTGACCAAATGGACCTTTATGACGGGACCCTCGGAGGGACAATCCGAGCACTCGGCATGAAAGACTCCATGATGGAAATCAAGAGAGAAACAACCCGCGGCTTGAGGGGTTTGACTGGCCTTTACAACCCAGAAATCCTGGGATCTCTGGCCTTCGAACCAGCAACCGACCAGCTCTTTACAGCGCAAGAGAAGGCTTTCACCCGCCGTGCTGCAGGTGCAGCTGACGGACACATTGCCCAAGCACGGAAGAAGATCGCCCTACATAGAGCCTTGGGCAGACAAGAATGAGTACGGAACAACAGTCGATACTGGAATGGCTAGAAGAGAACAGCGGCACGCCGGAAATACTTACAACCGAGCGGACGACGAACTCTAAGTATCTGTTCTACCTCTTGGTCAGGCACTACCGGAAACGATTACGCCCGGGCCCAAGGTTCTACACCTTCGCCAAAGCCGACCAAATGGCAGTGAAGTCAATCATCGAAGAGCACTCATTCCTTGACCAGGATGGTACCTTCTATGTCCTAGAAGGATTTAGCCAGAGGTTCATAGACACCCTCAACCCGGCACCCAAAACCTGGATCTTGGCGGAGACGGACGGCGGGCTGCTGAAAGCCCCAAGCTACACAACCAACCACACCACCACACGATCAATCCTTAAGACCCTCATCGACCAGCTCAATCTAAAATCCCAGCTGACACTGCGAGGCCTCCTGAAAATGGATTGGACCGCACTGAGGAGTTACGAGGAATATGAACCCATATTGCGGCGAGCCAAGATACTAGGAACGACAGAAGACGAACTGGAGAAAGAACTAGAACCGAGGGAATGGGAACAATCACTAGTTCTGACAAAGCGGGGTAGAGACAAAGAACTACTACAACATATCGACATGCTTTCACCAGTAGGCGCACATCGACACCTACTGCACCTACTAGCCGACGTTCTACACTACCGAGCTCTGAGAACCTTAGGCTACGAAGAAAAGAAGTCCGGTGAGACAGTAGGAGCGGGATGGCGGAGAACCAAAGAACTGGAAGAAACTAACAACACCCTGTCGGCCCAAGACCTGCAACTGTTGGCGGATAGAGTGGTCTCCATGGACTCGTTGATGTTGAGACGCCCAGACCTGGGTGTGGTTCTATTTTACCTCAATAACCCAGTGTCAGTTCGAAAAAGATAGTTGACAAACTGTGCGGGGTGTGTTACAATAAGGAACCAACCCACGCTAAGAGGCAGACGCCATGTCACGGAAATCGGACACCAAGAACAACTACGTCCCCACCGATTACGACGACCTTTATCGATACTACATCCAAGGCGAGCGAAGCCTTTGCTCCTCGCTGGTACGGACCATGATGCCGTACGCCACTCCCGACGAACTCGAGACACTGCCGGAAGACGTCTTCCTTCGGATCCAAGAGAAGGATATGATCAAGGTCTTCGATCCGTCTAAGGCCAACTTCGGGGGAGTGATCTTCTTCGTCACCCGCACGATCGTCGGGAACTACCTCGCTAAGAAGAGCCGGAACCCTCTGACCGGACTGTGCGGCGGCAGTCTGAGCTCAACTGAACCGGAAGATGGTCTGTTCGAGCCGGGAGCCTACAGCCTGACCCGACTGTTTGGAGCACCCACGCCTCGGTACGAGGCTCAACTTGACGCCCGCCGCATCCTTTCGGAACTGTTCGATTGGGCCAAGGCCCTGCACGATGCCCCTCGCCACAAGCGTGACCAAAGCCTCTATCCGCTGCTCGAGATGGTCGCCGAGGAAACCGACCCGAAGGAAGCCGCGGTTCGTCTGGGCGTGACGCCGTCGACTATCTCAAACTGGCTGGTCCACATCAAGGACAAGGCCCGCGAACTGCAAGCTCAGATCGAAGGTACGGCCACGGCTTGAACTAAGCACTTGACACCATCTGGGGTTCTGGTATAATAGAGGGGCCGGAGATCATTCCGGTCCCAGGAACCAGGATCTCAGATGGGTTTGCCGAACCTCGCCGACCTCGCTAAGAAATGCGACCAACTCGGCCTTCAACTTCCTCCCATCGTCAAGAAGCCAGGCAAGGACGATTACGTCCAACTGCTCAAGGCCCACTTTATGCCCGAGGGTGGCCTACCCTACGAAGAAATCACTCCGATGCTTTGCTTCGCCGAGTGGAACCTTAAGCCAGCGGAACTGGACCTTTGCCATCGCAGCCCGAACTGGGCTGCTCAGGTAAAGCTGAACGGCTTCCGACTGGTCATGCACTTCGTCAAAGACGTTGGCATCTTCGCCCACACCCGGACCGTCAGTGTCAAGACCTACCGCTACGAAGAGATGTCGGACAAATTCCTCATCAAGGGTCACATCCCAGACTTCGATGCGACGATCGACCTCGAGGCCATCATCGACAAACCCGTCGACACCTCAAAATACACGATGGGCAAGGGTGAGAAGGGAACCGTCACCAAGACCAGCCTCCACTCGGCTGTGGCAGTCGCCCACCTGAACTCGGAAGGTGCCATCCGGCTCCAACAGGAACTGAACGCTCCCTTCATCTTCCACGTGTTCGACGTGATCAAGCACCAAGGCTCCGACCTGCGGAAGCTGCCACTGTCGGACCGGGAACTGCATCGTACCGACCTGCAGCGCCGGATCAGCTTGATCTCGGAACTGTCACCATACTTCACCTTCCCGGAACTGGTCTACACCGACCGGGTGGCCTTCGCCACTAAGGTGAAAGCGGACGGCGGCGAGGGTGTGATCTGGAAAAACCTCAAGTCGCCCTACATCGACAGTTCTAGCCGTCCCAGGACCGGTTGGGTGAAACACAAAAAGCGGATCGAGTTCGACGCTTTCGTCTCGGGGTTCAAACCGGGCGAGCCGGAGAAAGGGTTCGCTGACCTCGTGGGTGCCCTGGAATTCTCGGTTAACCTCAAGGAAGGTGGAACCCACGTGCTGGGTTGGACCAGCAACCTGACCCTGGAGAACCGGAAGAAGATCTCCGTAATCGGGGCCAATGAGAACTTGACCCTCCACCCATCCATGTACGGTCGTGTCGCAGAAATCTCTGGCCAAGACGTGTCGGCCAGAGAATTTCGATTGAGCCACTGCACCCTGGACCGCTGGCGACACCACCCAGGGTCGCCGGACCACAAGACCGCAGACGATTGCGTCGTCTCGATGGCTGACCTGAAGGAAGCAGCGGAGTGGGTCTCTTGAAGCCCAAGATCTTATCGCCAACCTCCATCTGGATCCAAAGCGAGGTCAAGTTCTTCACCCTGAACAGGGGGAGCGACGATCCTGGCACAACCGACGGCTCAGCTGTCTCAATAACGTTCGAAGTGGCGGAAGGCACTTCGATGCACGACCTGCGGGTCGCGATGTTTGACGAGAAGCGCCGACTGGATCTGGCTGTTCTCAGCATGGAGAGGATGAAGGGGGTAGTGCCGAACAACGTGTATAACCTCCGAGCCGAAGCCATCAAGAAGAACTACGATAACGCGATGGCGAACCTCAAACCAGCAGAGGCCAGCGACTCTTGAATACACCAGCAGAGATCGAGGAAACCATCCTCGGCTACCTAGAGCATGCAATCGAGATGCGACTGGAACTGTCGGAAGACGACTCCGACTACGACCTGCACTTCATCACCAAGAAGGTCGCTCAAGTCTCGGCCTACACAGAGCGGCTCAGCGATATGATGCTGCAGTTGACGAAGATTGGGATACAATGCACCCGTTGTGCAGGGGATATGGCGGCCAGCATGCGACTGAAGACCGAGTCGCTGAAGGCTAGTGAGGAGTATGGAGATACACCTCGTTCCGCCAGAGCTGAATGGTTGTCAAACCAATTGGAAGGGCCTCGAGAAGAGGCTGAACGTTGGAAGCAGATTGCAGCCGCTGTATCGTCAATCAAGGAAGCAGTCGCAGAGCGGGCTAGCACCATGAAACGATTGGATTCCGACCTTAGGTTGCAATCGAAGCTTCTCGAAGCAAAGATCGCAGCCGGCGCTACCTCGTCCAATTCTTTCCTGGGCGCGGGCACGTCGAGTATCGACATAGACTGAACGAACCAAGAAACGACCAGAATAGGAGAATCAAATGGTCGAAGCTACAACCGCTCCCGCCGCTGACGTGGCGGAAGAACCAACCTCGAAGGAAGCGATCTATCTCGTCATCGCCGAGTGGGTCCTCAACAAGACCGGGAAGAAGATCGGCAAGACCGGCGGCCGCGACCTGTTCGACCGGGTTGTCGAAGAAATCCTGGCTGCGGCCACACGTGACAACACCTTCCGCTTCAACGGCGGCTTCGGCTCCATGCACGTCAAGAACTATCAAGCCGGCACTCGCCGTCTGCCCTCCGGTGCCGAAACCACCTTCGGTGAACGCAAGAAGCTCCGCTACGAACAAGGCGTGGTCACCACAGCCCTGATCGAAAACGGCGGCGATCTGGTCGAAGCCCTCAAGGTTCGTGGCTCCCGTGCCGCGGCACCCGCTGCAGAGGCCCCGCCGGTCGAGAAGACCCCGAAGGCCCCGAAGGCGACCAAGCCGGCCGCGGCTCCCGCGGAAGCTCTGGCTGACGACGCTGGCGGCGATCTCGAACTGGACTAGGGTTCAACGACAGTACAAGCGTGGAAAGGGAGGGTTTAACCCCTCCCTTTTTACATGTATTAACGCAGACCCAGATAGTCTGGGCCCAGGAACCCCAAAGACATGTCAACCGAAACCCTCGAACCATCCACAGAAGTCATCACACTCGGCCAAGCCGGCATCGAAACCTCGAACTTCGACCGATACACAGGTCGAAAGAACGTGACAGACCGGATCGCCCTCCTCGGTCCACTCATCCGAGGCTTTTCGTACTATCACAACTCCAAGAAATTCCTCGCACCCGCGGACCCGGCCCTACTCAAGATGGTCAAGGACCAGCTGGGGGACCCGACCCAATACTTCGCCACCGTCGTCTTCCACTACGCGGCGGACGAAGAAGGCGAACTGTCCGACATCGCCAAGTGTTCGGGCAAGATCAAGCTTTGGCGCTGGTCGGAGTCGAAGTACGAGGAATATTCCGCTCTGCAGAAGAAGTGGCCCATCATGGACATGGGCTTCGGTGTTGAACAGAAAGATCTGATCATCAAGTGCACCGAAGAGAAGTACCAGCGGATGACGACCCTTCCGGCACCCAACGCCCACTGGAAGACGAAGCAAGCTTGGTACGACGCCCTGAAGGCCAAGGCGGCCAAGGCTGCCCCGAAACTATCGAGCACCATCGGGTTCAAGATGACCAACCAGGAAATCATGGACCTGCTGGGTGCCTCGTCATCCAACCCCACGACCGGCGGTAAGAGTGACACCGCGGGTGACGTGGACCTGAGCGACGTCATCGAAGAAGCGTGATGCAGCAACTGGGTCCGTTCTTAGGGATAGACCCAGCCATGCGCCACACCGGGCTCTGTCTCTACCAAGAGACAGGGCCCAAATTCTCTCAGATTGACACAGAAACCAGTCGAGACTTTCTTTCTTCTGCTCGCCACCTCAAGGCTGAATTCAGGAAGAAACTCACACCCCTCGCAGGCAAGGTCCATGACGTGGTCATGGAAAGACAGCTCTCCGTAGGAGGTTCAAGTTCCTCGCTTCAATTCCACACACAGATGATACTGCTCGACTTGATCGATGAGATCCTCAAGCCAGAGCGCATCTACCTCCCGCTACCTACCCAGCTGATCTCTTACATGAGAAAGCGACACAAGGTAGACACCTCGAACGCATCCAGCATAGTAAGGTGCTTCCGAGAACAGACGAACTGGCCAAAGAGGATCTCGCAACACTGCGTAGACGGGTATTACCTCACTAGATTGGGTAGGGACGTCGCAGCCGGCAACTGGCAATACGCTATGCCCTCCAAAGAGACAGACCTCATTCCCGGGAAGATTAGCAATGGCCAGACAGCCGGCACCAACAACTCCAGTACTAGTTAGCTCCCAAGACCAAGCCGGCATCATCCAGAGAGTGCGAGACGCCCTGGAGAAGAAATACAAGGCCAGCACCGAACTCTTTCCAGACTTCACCACGATCAAACAGATCGCGGTCATCCCCTCCCCAGCGGCAATCATCAACGCAGTTACCGGCATCGGTGGAATGCCACGGGGTAGAGTGCTAGAAATCCACGGACCCTACTCCTCAGGCAAGACCACCATTGCGACGGAGATCTGCGCCAGCGCTCAACAAGCAGACCCTCAGGCAGTGGCACTATACCTGGACTACGAGCATGCGTTCGACGCCACTTACGCACATAAACTGGGCGTAGACCTGAATCCGGGCCGTTTCATCTTCGCACAACCTGATTACTTTGAGCAAGGAGCGGAGATTATCGACGCTTACGTCACCGCAGGGGTGGTGGACGTCATCGTCATCGACTCAGCTGCGGCTATGACACCGAAGTCGATCCTTGACGGATCCTTCGACGAGGAAGGCGGCTCACAAAAGGGGACCCAGGCGGCTCTGATGAGCCAATTCCTGGAGAAGATCACCAAGAAGATCAACAAAGGCAAGAAGCCGGCGCTGATCCTCATCAACCAAACCCGAGCCGTGATCAACATCGGCGGGAGACCACAAAAGAACGCACCAAAGGAGCAAGCAGCCGGCGGTAACGGCATCAAATTCTACTCTAGCATACGTCTGGGCCTCGAAATCGTCCACAACGAAGGAGATGAACTGCGAGGCACAAAGGGGACAGACCAAGTCTACACGCAGAACCGCGTGAGGGTGACTTGCACTAAGAACAAACTCGCACCCCCGTTCATGCGAGGTACCCTTGTTATCGAGTACGGCAAGGGCATCAACAACATCGTGTCCATCGCCGAACTGGCGGAAGCACGCCTTGGGATTATGTCCGGCGCAGGCTTCTTCAAGTACGACGGGGACACCCCTGCAACGACCTTCTCTTGTCGGGGTCGAGAGGCGTTTCAGGCGGAACTCATCAGCAACCCTGCACTGCAAAAAGAAATCGAACATAAGGTGCTTGAAAGCATCAAAGCGGAACACGCCGCTTCCCTGGGGATCGACTCCATCAAAGTATCAGGCTATGCCAAGGAAATAGACTCGGGATCAGGTACACTGGTGCTGACGGACGACGACGAAACGGGTCCCGGACTTGAGTTCGAGGACGTAGACTAGGAACCAGGACACTAATAGCCATGAACATCTTGTTGACCTCCGCCGAGGGCCCAGACTCCCAAGGCCTCGCCATCATGAAGGACTGCATCCAGCAGGTTATGAAGGGATGGCGAGCATTCACCCTGACCCCGTCCTTGTCCCAAACCCAATGGCAAGGGGCCGAGACCTCACAACACCTACTCACGAACGACCGACTGAGGAGCAGGGGCGGAGACGACTGGACCTACGACGGGACACTCACGGACTGCATCGACTTCGGCCACCTCCACCAGGACCAGCTCCTTCCACAAGAGCAGCCCTGGGACCTCGTCATGATCGGCGTGGAGCTGGGTCGAGTGTACGGAGCACCCGACGCCCTGAGGTCGACTGCAACCGCGGCTGCCCTGCTGGCGTCCGCAGCGTACGGGAGCCCGGCCCACGTCGTACTCCAAGCGAAGGCACCGGACGAGAAGGAGCAGTACACCCTCACGCACCAGATGCTGTTCGAGACCCTGCGGGCCATACGAGTGGCCCCCGCAGAGACCTTCATCACCAACCTCCCCTACGTGCGCCCAGCGGGCACCGCCCTCCTACCCCTAGCCCACTACTCCACCCTCCGCCTGCCACCGACCACGATCGTTCCCCGAGCCAACCTGGAGAACACCGCGGCCACAGCAGCGCAAAAGGGCTGGGTCACGCACTCCAGAGCGACCCTGCGCCTGAACCCCGAGCTGAGGTATTAATCCACACCATGAAGACACCCAAAGTCTCGTACGAGGACCACGGCCGGGAACAGTCGATCATCATCGGCGCGTTCTCAGCCAAGGCCAAAGACAACGAGGACATCCACATATTCGGTCCACAAGGGGAGATAGTCCCACCCTCCATCATGCCGATGCCCTCCAGCCTACTCGGTCTGACGGAGCTGCTGATCCTCCTGGACAACACCTACAAGTCGGGCTACACGCAGGCGATCGTCGACGGATGAACCACAAGGTCCGGCCACCCTCCAGGATAATGCAACAGCTGAGCGGGATGAGGCTGGAGGTTGGCTTAGAGGACCCAGTGGAGGGAACCCCTTACACAATCACCAGCGTCAAACCGACCCGGCGGGAACATGTGGAAGCCTTGAAGAGGGAGATCAAGCGGGGATACCCAACCACTCCACCGTACCCGCCGTTAAACCGAGAACTGGACCAGGCACTAGAAGCCTTGAGTGAGCTCATGAACCAAAACAACACCTCCAAGACAATCACAATCGAGCCACTCCTAGGAGGGAACGAACCGCCGCTGGTAATCACCCTAGGCCTGTCACGTCCGCACCGAGTCTATGCGAAAGGCGCGCACACCGTCTGGGTGGCCTCACACCTGAAGGACTACACCCCGCACGAGCTGAAGACCGCCACCTTCCTGTACGAGGACGCAACCCAAGCAAGGCCGGACCAAGCAAACCACCAAAGATCCCTGCTCTCGGCCCTGAACAGGGCCACCGGCCGAAAGCTGCCGCCAAACAGGACCATTCAAATCGCGGGCTTCCACCCGGAAGAGGACAACCTGAAGGTGCTCAGCGTCGAATATCGACACACCGAGGGCCTGCCAACCACCACAATCCCAGCCACAATGGTGGTGGACGCAACCCACCTCATGGACAACAGCCAGCTGATCCTGACGGCCAAACGGACCAAGATGGACCTGCCCCTGGGCGCGGTCCTCGAAGTCACGAGGGAGAACGCGGGCAAGAAGACTACAACCACCTACCGGGTGACAAAGCTGATCCTGTACCGGTGGACCCTCGACGCAGCGTGGTACGGCCTGCTCCCAGAAGAGGCGCTGGACGACGAGGAAGTGGACCTACTGCAGGACCTGAACACAGACCCTTACTAAGTGTCAATCTCGACTAAACTCCTTGGAACGAAGATGAACTCGCCCAACGCCTTCAACGAGAAGTTCGGAGCTACCGGCAAGGAAGGTTGGACCCGTCGCAGAGCTTACCCGGACGCAGTCAACTGGGGAACAATGCAAATCGGAACCCCAATGAGCTTCTGCGAGACCAAGCTCACTTACGACCAATACGTAGGGATTCACACCGGCGAGCGGGTGATCCAGACCAGAGCCTTCAC